TATTACACCATCTCGGTTGGCTCTCGTTCTGATTCTACTGTTTCTATCAATGGCGTTTCCGAGACATACACTACTCCTGCTATTAGTGATGACGTAGCAGGTTATGACACTACCTTGCTCAAAACCTATACTGTCCGTGTCAATCACAACAGTAATGGTACAAAAACGGGTGTGGCTCTGTCGGCATCCTGGCGATTCAGCGGTACTTACAGTGGAACTTCCATCGGTACAATCACGGCCTCCACCACGATTGACCTTGATAGCATTGACCGAACCGCACCGACAGTTTCTTGCTCGGTATCCGATATCACGGCAAGCGGACTGAAGATTTCTGCCACATCCTCTGCAACCGCAGATATTTGGCAGTACAGCACCAATGGTGGAACGAACTACACGCAGTTCTCGACCACCGCAGGAACATCGGCAAGTAAGACCTTGACGGGACTTTCTCCAAATACCTCGTATTCCATTAAGGTTCGTGCAAGAAAGAAATCCAACCAGGTATACGGAGCATCAAGTGCTGTTTCGGCAAAAACCCTGGGTGGTTCGACCATCGGCAGCGTTTCTGCCTTAACAGCGGATGCCGCCACAGTAAACATCAGCATTAACACCACAGTTTACGATGCCTCATATACCCACAAGCTCCAAATCAAAAACGGCTCTACTGTTTATTTGGAGATAACGGGACTATCTTGGGCAAAAGGTACGGCGACACGAACCATTACGCTGACCGCTGCTCAAAGGACAACGCTACTCACAGCAATGGCATCAGTAAAATCCTTCACGGGCACTTTTGCTTTGCTGACATACAGCGGTTCGACCCAAATCGGTACAACAGCCACAAAGACCGCCACGGTACAAACGACCGAAACCAACTCCAAGCCTACGATGACGACTTTTACCTTTAAGGACAGCCGTTCTACCACTTCAACTGTAACGGGAAACGACCAATTATTTATCCAAACTTACTCGTATTTGTATATTACTCCGGGTACAGCCACGGCTAAAAACGGAGCTTCTATCGTTCAGTATGCCGCCACGTGCAATGGTGTAACTAAAACGAATACGGACGGCTCGGCAATAAACCTAAACGGAATAAGCAAGTCCGGCACACTTGACGTGGTTGTTACGGCAACCGACTCCCGTGGATATACTGTTAGCCAAACAAAGGAAATTACTGTTATTCCGTATGCAAAGCCGAAGGTATCCTCTATAACCTTGCGCCGTACCAACGATATCGAGGCTGAAATGCAGCTCATTTTTAACGGCACTATTTCTCCTATTACCGTTGATGGAACGCAGAAAAACAGCCTTAAATATGTGCAGTACCGCTACAAGCTGACAAGTGCATCAAGCTACGGATCGTATACGAGCATTCTTTCCTCGGTTTCGACAAGCGGAACATCGTTCTCGTTTTCTAATTTGGAACTGTGTAGCCTGGATGCAAACTCGTCTTATGACTTTCATGTCTACATTCGAGACCAGCTAAACACGCTGTCTTCCTTGAGCCTTTACTTTACAGTTCCGCAAGGTACACCCCTTATTGCTCTGCGAAAGAAAAAGGTAGGTATTAACACGCCCGCCCCGGAGGCGGCACTTCACGTGGTCGGTGATGCAAAGGTATCCGGCACAGTAACGGCTGGAACAGTAACGGCAACAACCCTCAATGGCTCTCTTGCACCCTCAAAGTTATCTTCTGCGGTTACTATTGCAAAGGGTGGTACGGGAGCAACAACGGCTGCGGCAGCTTGTACGAACCTTATAAGCGGACAGACCATCGCACCAAAGGTCATCAATGTTACGGGTGGTCAATATTGGGTTGATGATGTTTACGGAATTGACCTTAACAACTCTGATATTGTTGGCATCAATGCTCTTTATTTCCAGGATGCCGCCGATTCTCAAGGTGAGGGTATCAACTTTTATCGAAGTTCCACCACTTGGGATAGGCTTTATTCTTATTCCGGCACCTTGTATTATTCACCGAATATCGGCACCGATACGCATCCAGGCACTCGTTATACTGTCTATCACTCGGGTGGTGCGACCATTCCACTTTCAAAAGGTGGTACGGGTGCGACCACGGCTGCGGCAGCAAGAACAAATCTTGGGATTACTTGCACATCTCTTTACAGCGGAACACTGACCACAGGAAGCACTACATTCAATTACGGCAACTACAAAGCATATGCGATTATTGGGCAACCATCTTCATCATCCGCAAGAGTGTGTTTGTTCGTACCAAAAGCAATTCTAACCACAACCGCCACAAGCTATCAGGTTGCGGATGAAACCAACTATTATTCTTTTACTCTCGCTTACTCCGATACTACGGTTACGCTTAAATATAGCAACAGAAGTAGTAGCGGACAAATACTACGAGTTTTCGGTATCAATTAAGGAGGGTCAAATGAAAGTATTACTTGATGACAACGGCTTCATACAAAGCTATGCTCTTATCGGTGATTTGGTGGATGGTATTGATGTCCCCGACCCGGAAGATATCGACCACTTCACCGAACACTACGCAGCATACAAAATAACCGATGGCAAGGCTCTCCTTGACGAAGCACATCAAAAAGCACTCCAAACCGAAGCGGAAAAGGAAAACCTCCGAACCCGCCGAGAGGTGGAGTGCTTTTCAGTTATCAACCGAGGCCAGCTTTGGTATGGGGGTGTCAGCCTTACACAACTCTTGGAACTGCGAAAGTGGTACAAGGCTTGGCTGAATGTTACCGATACACTTGTCGTGCCGGACAAACCGACATGGCTTGAATAAAGGAAAGGAGAAAAGGCTATGGACATCACTGCAATTGCCGGAGCAATAACGGCTCTCGGCGTCATTCTCGGTGCGGTATTTGCCGTACACAAATGGTTTCTTAAACAGGAAAAGCAAGACCGTGATATCAAAGCCATCAAGGAAGAGCAGACCGTGCTTGTCCACGGCATTCTTGCCTGTTTGATGGGTTTGAAGGAACAAGGCTGCAACGGTCCCGTTACAGATGCCATTAACCAACTTGAAAAGCACATTAACAAACAAGCTCACAAATAAGAAATGGAGGTATTTATTATGACCGATTTTACTGTTATTCCCGCATTGGTGGCTATCGTGTACACCATCATCGACATCACCAAAACCGCTATGGGTGGCGATGAGAAGTTCAAGCGTTTCATTCCGCTGATTGCCTGCGTTCTCGGTGGCATCTGCGGTGTGGTGGCTTTCTACTTCGTTCCCGGCACGATGGGTACGGAAAATCTGCTCGTTGCCATTATCGTAGGCGCTGCAAGCGGTCTGTCTGCAACCGGCACCAACCAGGTGGCAAAGCAGCTCACCAAGACTACAAAGGAGGATAAATAATATGAATCTGCGTAAACTCATTTTAACCGAAAACGCCTGCTATAAGGCTGGCAAGAAAATCACGGTCAAAGGCATTATGGTTCACTCCACGGGTGCGAACAACCCTTGGCTGAAACGCTATGTCGGTCCCGATGATGGTCTGCTCGGCAAGAATCAGTATAACAACCATTGGAACACCTATCACCCCGGCGGCAGAGAGGTCTGCGTTCATGGCTTTATCGGCAAACTGGCTGATGGTACGATTGCAACATACCAGTGTCTTCCTTGGAATCATCGTGGTTGGCACGCAGGCGGCTCTGCAAACAACACCCATATCGGCTTTGAAATTTGCGAAGACGGTCTCACTGATGCATCTTACTTCAAAAAGGTGTACCAGGAGGCCGTTGAACTTTGTGCGTACCTTTGCAAGGAGTATGGTCTTACCGAAAAGAACATCATCTGCCATAGCGAAGGTTACCGCCAGGGTGTGGCATCCAATCATGGCGATGTTATGCATTGGTTTCCTCGTCACGGAAAGTCTATGGATACCTTCCGTGCTGATGTAAAGGCTCTGCTCAACGCAGCGAAACCCGCTGAAAAGCCTGTCGAAAAGCCTACGGATACTACCATTGACAAGGGTGATCTCGTAAAGATTACGGGCACCAAGTATTACACGGGCAAGACCATCCCTGCGTGGGTAAGGAACAAGAACTGGTATGTTCATTCTTTAAAGGGTGACCGTGTTGTCATCAATGAAAGCGAGGACGGCAAGAATGCCATTATGTCCCCGGTAAACATCAAAGACCTGGCTCTTGTCGGTTCTGTTCCCAAGGAAACCTACCGCATCCATACCGTTGTTAAGGGAGATACCCTTTGGGAGATTTCCAAGAAGTATCTCGGCAACGGTAACCGCTACCCGGAGATTAAGGAACTCAACAACCTTACCTCAAACGTAATCTACAGCGGTTGGAAACTCAAAATCCCTAACTAATCTAATGCCCATCGAGCCGTATTGGTTCGGTGGGCATTATTTTTTTGCCTTTTTTCAAAAAAGTTTTTCAGAACACACCATCAAAACGCCCCCTTTTTCTGCGTATAGCGAAGGAGGTGTTTTTGTGACCGCTGAACAGAAGGCAAAGATTGTTGATATGAGAGAAAACGGATATGGCTACTCCGCAATCGGGCAGGCATTGGGGATTTCTAAAAACACCATAAAAACCTATTGCAACAGAAACGGTTTGACGGGTGTTCGGCAAGAAAAGAACAAATTAGTTATGCCGACCATTATTTACTGTAAACAGTGCGGTGCTGAACTTTCATATACACCCGGAAATAAAAGACGTATCTTTTGCAATGCTCAATGCAGAAATGCTTGGTGGAATGCTCACTCGGACAGATTGAAGCATCGTGACTCCATAGTACAGTGTTGTCCGACCTGTGGAAAAGAAATAACGGTCGCAGGTAAAAGAAAGAAAAAATACTGTTGCTTTGAGTGCTATATAAATGACCGTTTTCATAAGGAGGGTGAAGCGAAATGACAACACAGGAATTTTCATCAGAACTTAAGTATGAAACAGCCATACATTTATTTCGTGTTCTGCTATCGAAGGGGCTTCTAACTCCCGATGAATACACCATAATTGATACAAAACTACGGTCGGATTTCGCCCCTATAATCGGCACTTTATACCCCCTAAAAGCGCCGAATTATGGGCAAAATGACTTGATAAATCTCGAAAATGACGGTACTATGTGTCATACCGAAAATGGTTAAAAAGGGGGTTCTGAAATGAAAATCACGCAAATATCCCAAACCATCACACCGATTAAAAAGAAACTGCGTGTTGCTGCCTATGCCCGTGTTTCTTCCGGAAAAGATGCTATGCTGATGTCTCTCTCGGCACAGATCAGTTATTACAGCGAACTGATACAAAACAACTGCGAGTGGGAATATGTCGGGGTATACGCCGATGAGGCAACTACCGGAACAAAGGATGACAGACCCAACTTTCAAAAGTTATTATCTGCTTGCAGAAATGGAGAAGTCGATTTGGTTCTAACTAAGTCAATCTCAAGGATGGCCAGAAATACTTTGACCTTGCTTGAGGTTGTGCGAGAATTAAAGACATATGGTGTAGATGTTTATTTCGAGAGAGAAAACATTCACTCTTTAAGCGGGGATGGTGAGTTGATGCTTACTATCCTCGCTTCTTTTGCACAAGAAGAAAGCCTTTCAAGTAGCGAAAACCAAAAATGGCGCATTAAGAAAAATTTTGAGGAAGGTAAGCCGTGGACGAGGGTTATGCTTGGGTATCGGCACGACGGTAATAAGTTCGTTGTTGTGCCGGAGGAGGCCGAGATCGTTCGTAAGATTTTTCAGTACTATTTGGATGGACTCGGTTATCTTGCAATCGCAAAACGACTTGACGAAGAAGGCATATCCACTCGCAACGGCAATCAATGGTCCCAGGGTAGCCTCTCAAAGATACTGAAAAATTACAATTACACGGGAAACCTTATTCTGCAGAAGACCTTTAGGGAAAACCACATCACAAAGAAAACATTAATCAATCGTGGTGAGCTTCCAATGTACCACGCAACCGAAACACACGAAGCAATAATTGATATGGACACCTTCCGGGCTGTTCAAAATGAAATGGCAAAAAGGTCAGCGGTATTTCAAAAGAAGAAGCCTAAACCGAAATCCTATCCCTTTACAGGACTTTTGATTTGTGATGGCTGTGGCCATCATTACCGAAGAAAGGTAACCAACACAAGGGTGGTGTGGATTTGCGGCACATTTAATACAAAAGGAAAAAGCGTCTGTCCTACATCAAAGCAAATTCCAGAAACCACCTTAATAGACCTTTGTAACGAGGCTTTAGGGTTGAGCGAATTCAACACAGACATATTCCTACATTCTGTTTTAGAAATTCATATGTGCTGCGACAACAGAGTTCGATTTGTTTTCAAAAACGGCACCACCAGAGAACTACAATGGAAAGACCGTTCCAGGGCAGAAAGTTGGACGGCCGAAATGAAAGAAAATGCAAGGCAACGCAATTTGCAAAATCACGCAAGGAGGAAGTAACGATGGCAAAAGCAATCACAGTTATTCCAGCCAGTGTTCATAGGTTCACAACCGTTCCATTTGGCTCGGCAACAAGAAAAAAGGTGGCAGGATACGCACGTGTTTCGACCGACCAGGAAGAACAGCTTACAAGTTATGCCGCACAAGTAGATTACTACACCAATTTTATCACAAGAAATTCCGAGTGGGAGTTCGTTGGGGTTTATACCGACGAAGGCATATCCGCAACCTCCACAAAGAAGCGTGACGGCTTTAATCAAATGATTCAAGATGCTCTTGACGGAAAAATTGATATGATTATTACCAAGAGTGTGAGTCGTTTTGCCCGAAATACCGTGGACACACTTACAACGGTGCGAAAACTAAAGGAACACGGTATTGAGGTTTTCTTTCAAAAAGAAAATATTTATACGCTTGACAGCAAGGGAGAGCTTCTCATAACCATTATGTCCTCGCTTGCCCAGGAAGAAAGCCGTAGCATTTCGGAGAACGTTACCTGGGGACAAAGGAAGCGCTTTTCTGACGGAAAGGTGTCAATGCCGTATAAGCAATTCCTCGGCTACGAAAAAGGAGCTACGAAAAACGATCCGCCGGTCATAAATGAGGAACAAGCCGAGACGGTTCGCTTAATTTACAGGCTCTTCCTTGAGGGTAAAACACCGAGTGGCATTGCCAGATACCTAATGGAACATAACATACTGAGTCCTGCCGGAAAAGTAAAATGGCAAACGGGTACCGTGTTAAGCATCCTCACAAACGAAAAATACAAGGGAGATGCAATTCTGCAAAAATGCTTCACAGTTGATTTCTTAACAAAAAAGCAAAAGGTCAACGAGGGCGAAGTTCCGCAATACTACGTCACGGGAAGTCATCCGGCAATCATCAGCCAGGAGATTTTCGAGATGGTTCAAAATGAAATCAAGCGTAGAAAAGAGCAACCCACACGACACAGCGGCACAGGGTTGTTTGCCAGCCGAATTTTTTGTGGGGATTGCGGTGCAGCCTACGGTGCAAAAGTGTGGCATTCCAACGACCCTTACCGCAAGGTTATTTATAGATGTAACCACAAATTCAACGGAAACGAAAAATGCTCCACTCCAAAATTGGAAGAAGAGCAAATAAAAGAACTGTTTGTAAAAGCAGTAAATAAGCTGATAACCAACAGCCGTGTCATTATTGCAAAGTACGAAGAAATGCGAGACTTGATTTTTGACACCACGTGCTTCGATACCGAGCTTGAAGAACTGCAGAGCGAAATGAGCGTTACAGCAAAGCTGATACAACAATGTGTAAACGAAAATGCCCACACGGCAATGAACCAAGAAAACTACAAGAAAAAGTACACCGCTCTTGTAAACAGGTTTGAAGCTGCGAAGAAGCGGTTGGAAGAAATCCAGGCTACGATTCACGACAGAGAAGCAAGAAGACTACAGTGCGACAGCTTCATAAAAGAACTCAAAAAACACGGAGATTTGATTACCGAATTTGATGAAAAAATGTGGTACACACTTATGGATCGAATCGTGGTATACAGTGAGACCGACATTCGATTCATCTTCAAAGACGGAACAGAAATAACCGCATAACCACAGAAATTGGCTCGGAGCAAGTACGCTACCGAGCCTTTTTTATTTTGAAACCCCCACACAGAAAATGAAACCCCCAAAAATAATCTGCGGGTTTCATTTTTTGGTCTGGGTTAAGCATTGTGATATTACATAGAAGGAGAACCGGGATTTACCCCTGCGGACTCCCACCGTGGCAAAGGTACAAACAGCCGAAAGCCCTTGTAAATAAAGGACTTTCGGCTATTGCAAACAAAAAAGCCATCTCGATTTGAGATGACTTTCTTGTATCAACGAATGTTGATTATTATGGCGGGGGCAGAAAGATTCGAACTCTCGACACGCGGTTTTGGAGGGGATGCGGTTGATGGAACCGCGTGCTGCGTTTTGCGGACTGTTGAGCGGTTTTTATACTTACTCTGAACAAAAAATTCACACATTGATGATGTAATGATGATATAAACCGATCTTTGAGAAAACCTGCAGAGATTACTAAGTTCAGATGGAGATAGCAATAACGCATTACAGTCTGAATGTTACCTAACGTGACTATATAGGGTATCGCACGATGTGCACGGGATATATAAGAACTATATGAAATAGAACAATGTTAAACATACCGGCAGAAAAGGGAGACTACCAGTCAAGGAAATAATTATTCTGAAAAAGCGAGAATTAGCTGGACTTTTGGATACCTTTGTGGTATATCTTTGTGCTGAAAAGGAGGTGCTCACATGGCACTATTCACAGTTCAAGAAATTTACAATGGACTAAAGTACGATGTGCTGAGCGAGTCGATAGCTGACTACATGGCACACGGCAGACCGACGGATTATGATGAGAAAACATGGATTGATCTTCTGTTGGTCAAATACGCAATCGAAGCAGCAGAAAGAATGAGAAAAGAGGGCGACTCTGTATCGACGATGATCGATAACGAGTCGTCCTCTTCGTATGTGAGGTGGGACGCTCATGACGATGCTTGAAAACCTTTATTACGGAAACATTGCCCCGCACGAAAAGTACATCAAGCGAGGCTCAAAGTTGGATAAGACCATTTCCTCTATCTGCTCGGAGGAAGAAAGACTGACATCTACACTTACCGAACAGCAAAAAGAAGTGTTTGATAGATTTAAGCAATGTCAGGACGCGCTAAACAGTATAACCGAGCTGACTGCCTTCTCTGATGGATTTATACTGGCTGCAAGGTTAATGATTGAAGTTCTGCAGGAGAAGAAATAG